CTTCTTCTGGGCCGGGCGGATTTCCTTGACCATCACGCGGGTCGCTTCCATCGCGTTGTTGGCCAGGTAGAGTTCCGATGCCTTGGCGATGGCCGGCATGGCAGTGCTTTCGGCTTCCTTGATCCGGACCAGCAGGGCTTTCTCTTCGCTCGAGGCTTCCACCGAAAACTTCTCGGCCAGCTTCTGCTGCAGGGCGTCGTACTTGCCGGTCTGGTCCTTGAAGCGCTTCAGTTCCGGCTCCATGTCGGACGGGTCGGTCATCAGCGTCAGGGTGCGCAGCGAGGTCACGCGTTCGCTCACGTTGTTGCGCATGTCGACGACCAGGCGGGTCACGACATTGTTGACGCTCACGACGTGGTCGAGCCGGTTCTGGATCTGCGCCATGCGCAGGATGCCGAGCACGGTGACCATGACCAGCAGTACCAGCACCAGGGCAAAGCCCAGGCCCAGTCGCGTGCCGACCTTCATGTTTGCTAAATTCATTGCTTGTCTTCCCTGTCTCAAGTGATCGAAATCGCCCGGGAGCTGCTGCGCCGCGCGTCGCTTATTTACGAAAAGTCCGCTTCCCCGCAGAATTTCGTGGTTTTCTTTCAGGATAAACCAAAACGTAACAATTGCAGACAGGAAAATGCTTGTCTGCAAAAATGTTTCGCTACTACAACAGCATTGGTCGTCATGCAAGGAGAAGAGACCCGATTATGGGTCTATTCTTGCTTTAGAACAAGAGATTATGAGCGCAGGCAGGATGTCTATACATCATCCTGTGGCAGATTTTGAACAGCGCGGCGGCACAATGCCTGTACCGCCGCGTGGAGAGAAACCAGAATGTAGTAGTTTTTCAGGCGGCCTGGCGCAGGCGGCCGGCGGCTTCCAGCAGCAGCGCGGGATCGCCGGCGGCGAGGCGGCGCGAGTCGGACAGCAGCTGGCGGTAGCCGCGCGCGCCCGGCAGGCCGGCCATCAGGCCGAGCATATGACGGGTGATACTGTTCAGGCGCAGGCCGAGCGGGCCATATTGCTCGAGCTGGGCGCGGATGTAGGGCATCATCGCCTCCAGCACCTGCTCGCGCGTCCTGGCCGGCGCGGCGTCGCCGTAGAACTGCGCGTCCCAGCCCGCCATCATGTAAGGGTTGTGATAGGCCTCGCGCCCGATCATCACGCCATCCACGTGCTGCAGGTGGTGCGCGATCTCCTCGTTGGTCTTGACGCCGCCGTTGATGATGATTTCCAGGTCCGGGAACTCGCGCTTGAGTGCATGGGCGACTTCGTAGCGCAGCGGCGGGATCTCGCGGTTTTCCTTGGGAGACAGGCCCTTCAGTACGGCGTTGCGCGCGTGCACGATGAAGGTGCGGCAGCCGGCATCCGCGATGGTGCCGATGAAGTCGCGCACGAAGCCGTATTCCTCGTTGTAGTCGATGCCGATGCGGTGCTTGACGGTGACGTCGATCGTGACCGCGTCGCGCATCGCCTTGACGCAATCGGCCACCAGTTGCGGCTCCTGCATCAGGCAGGCGCCGAACGCGCCCTTCTGCACCCGCTCGGAGGGGCAGCCGCAGTTCAGGTTGATCTCGTCATAGCCCCACTGCTCGCCCAGCTTCGCGCTTTTCGCCAGGTCGGCCGGGTCGCTGCCGCCCAGCTGCAGGGCGATCGGGTGCTCGATGCCCTCGTAGCGCAGGTGGCGCTCGACGTCGCCGTAGACCAGCGCACCGGTGGTCACCATCTCCGTGTACAGCCAGGTGTGGCGCGTGATCTGGCGGTGGAACACGCGGCAATGGCGGTCGGTCCAGTCCATCATGGGTGCTACACTAAGTTTTCGCTTTCCGTAAGCCATTGAATTCCCTGCTTTTCACTCTGCGCGGGCTGATTGCCATTTCCCGCAATTTCCCGCAAAATGCCCCACTCTCTCATCCTTAGTGCTACAGATTTGCTACATGGCTTCTATTCTCAAGATCGGCGACACATGGCGGGCTCAGATCCGCCGGAAGGGCCACAAGTCGATGTCGGAAACATTCCCTACCAAGGCGCAGGCCGTTGCGTGGTCGCGAGGGGTCGAGGCGGAGATGGATGCCAGGCGCTTCAAGGATGTGCGCGGGCTGGCGAATCTTACCCTAAAAGTGCTGATCGGCCGATACCGCGAGGAAATCGGCGCCGAACACCCATTCGGGAAAAACAAGACCGCAGTACTTAATATGTGGGAACGCGAGCACGGCGACAAGACGGTAGACGAGATCACCGATGACTACTTGACCAAGTTCGTGCGCGACCGCCGGAAAGGCGGGGCCGGCGGCGTCACGATCAGCATTGACCTCACATACCTGGGCGGCGTATTCAAGACGGCGAAGGAGCTCTGGAAACTGCCAGTCAGCCTCGAGCCGATCGAGGCAGCACGCGCGAACATGGCTCATCTGAAAATCTCGACCAGGTCGGAGGAGCGCCGACGCCGTCCGACCGACAAGGAGATCTCGGACTTGTGCGATTACCTGGACAAACACTCCACCCTGCCGATGCGCGACCTCATCCACTTCGCCATCGAGTCGGCCATGCGCATCGAGGAGATCACCATGCTGCGCTGGGTCGACCTGAACGAAGCGGACCGAACCATCATGATCCGGGACCGCAAGCACCCGCGCCAGAAGAAGGGGAACGACCAGGAAGTGCCGCTGCTCGGCAAGACGTTCGGGATCGTCCAGAGGCAGCCCAGGCCGGGCACGTTGACGCCCGAGTGCCGGATATTCCCCGTCAAGGCCGAGACTGTCAGCACGATCTTCCCGCGCGCCAAGAAGGCACTCGGCATTGAGGATTTGCACTTCCACGACCTGCGCCACGAGGGCGTATCCCGGCTGTTTGAGCAAGGCTACCAGATCCAGGAAGTCGCGCTGGTCTCAGGGCACCGCGACTGGAAGATGCTGGCTAGGTATACGCAGATCAAGGCAAAGGATCTGCATCGGATGCCGAAAATTGACGAGCAATAAAGCTGCCGAACTGGTCACGATAATGGAGTATGCAACAGATTGTTGCGGCACCACGACAAGAGCATTTACATACGGAAATACTCTATTTCCTTATGTAAATAGATCCCAAAAAATCCTGAACTGAGCTCTACCGGCGCGAGAATAATGCAGGTAGTATTCGACTTGAGCAAACGAAAACGCACGAAACCACAACGGTGACGCGTCGTAGTCTCGTGCGCTCGTTGCTCTCCTCAAGTCAACTTTAAGGAGAACAAACTTGAAAATACTTTTCAAGTACAGCAACGCCAACGGGAAATTTGAGTTTGCAGCCCAGCTTCCCTACTGGCTCTTCCTCTGGCTCATAGTGAACCTATAAGCCTCGGATGCGGACCCTGGTCAGCAGCAACTGATCAGGGTCTTTTTTCTTACCGCTCTTGTAGCACTACTTAAGACTCTTAAGCCTGCTTACGGTTTCGAATATAGCACACGATAAACGTACGGGACAACCAGACGTTGAATGTTGCGTCAGACATTCCGCAAAAACTACGACGAAGTCTACGAGCGATTTCGACATCGGAAACACCCATGATGCATCGGTGCTTTCCGCTATGAGAGATTAGGGTGCTTGACTGAAGTTACGCCAAATCTTACGCCTGAGATCGCGTTGATCAGCTGCGTGATCCGACTAGTAGTGACCACTCCTGTACGTACGCCGGCCCGGCATCGCCCTGCGGCCGCTCCTCGCCCTTGAAAAGCATTTTGTCGCCATGCATGGTGATGAGCCGGGCGTCGTAGAGCCTGGGGAAGAGGCTTTCGCCAACCTGGGAGTTCGGGTCCTTTACCTCGAGCACAAGCGTGCCGCCGAGGCCGGCTAGGGTAATCTCGCCCTGAACAAACACGGCCTTGCCGATGTCGCGATCAGGCAGGCGCAGGCCGCGCTCCCGTAGCCGTTTAACTTTTCCGTACATGGGGCGGAGTGTAGCACCGCAGAGACAGCCCATCTATCTCAAAAAATCTATACACATGACTACACAAAACAACATAAATTGTGTAGACTTACACACATCAGCAACGAACAAAGGGGGGCGATGGACTCGAAAGCATTAATCAAGATGTTGGAAGCGGATGGTTGGAAGCTGGTGAGGGTAGTAGGAAGTCACCACCACTTCAAAAAGGCAGGAGTAGCGAAGTTGATCTCAGTGCAGCACCCAGAGAAAGACCTGCCGACTGGAACTCTCAACAAGCTCTTGAAGATAGCTGGTTTCAAATGAAGGACCGCCCCGGAGAAATCCGGGGATTTCGATGTATCGAAGCGCCCACTTTTCGAAGTACCGAAATCCTGAAGCACCGCAGTATAGGAGAGAAAAAATGGAAATACCCATCGCAATTCACAAAGACCCGGGAAGCGTATACGGGGTAACCGTTCCGGACGTCGAAGGATGCTTCGCGGCCGGCAACACGATTGAGGAAGCAGTGAAAAACGCACGCAGTGCGATCTACGCGCATATCGAGACAATGCTCGAGCTGGGGGACAGCGTCGACGTGAAGGCGTCGAGCATCGCAGATCTGGCAAGCCAAGAAGACTATGCCGGCGCTATCTGGGCGCTGGTGGATGTCGACCTGTCGAAGTTGGATCCTACACCGGAGCGCGTCAACATTTCGTTGCCGCGCTTCGTTCTGGGCAAGATCGATACCCACGCAGCGGCACGCAATGAAAAGCGGAGTGGTTTTTTGGCGCGCGCGGCGCTGGCTGTAATTGCGGAGGAGTCGAAGCCGCGCACTGTTGAGCTACCCCAGTTGCCACCCATTCTCAGGAGGTAGCCTTGTGGGCATGACAAATTGGTCAAGTTGACGGGTTGGCACCGGCGGCGGAATGATCTCCAGGCTGCCGGCGACCACGCGCATCAGCAGCTCGGGCGGGCGGCCTGGGGTAATGGCGTGGAAGTCCATCAGACGCCCGACAGTTTGTTGATAGTGTCGTCCTTCGTCTTGTTCGCCCGCGTGGTGCCGAATTCGAAGCTGAACAGCTGCTCGACCCAGCCCAGTGCGCGCCCAAGGATCAAGCTGATGGTCGCCTTGGCGAAGTCGTCGGCGTTCGACATCCAGATGACGATGGCCAGGCACAGGATCACCAGCAGCAGCGCTGCGCCGGCCAGCACGTTGGCGCGGTAGTTGTGCACGCCGGCTTTCGCCAACTCGACGTCGCGCGCCCGGGCGCTCTGCACATCGGCCAGGAAGGCGCGCGTCAGGTCAGCGTCCTGCGCGAGTGCGGCGGCGCGGAATTCGAGCACCTTGTTCGGGTCCGCCTTTAGCACATCGAGCGCCGTGTCGCCGCTCGGCGCGTCGGTGACGGTCTTGGCGATGTCAATTACCTTGCCGGCGACGTCGGCCGCCTTGTCGCTGCCGGTCAAGAATTTGATGAGCGACGGCGCGAACTGAGCCAGTGCCATAGCGACGGTTACCGGATCCATCAGAATTCTCCTTTCCGCATAATGTTGGACAGCCGGGTGGCACGCGCTCCAACCTGTTTAGCCCAGGCCGAATCGAGCATTTCCTTGGCCGCTGCGTCGTATCGGCCAGCCTTGATCAGTTCGAGCGTCTGGGTAAATCCAAGCAGTTTTTTGATCCCGAGGTTGAACGCCATGTTGGCGAGAACGTTCTGCCGCGCCTCGCTGAGCTGCCGCCACCATGGTAAGCGCCGGTCAAGATCACTCTCGACCAACGCGATGTCGTTCTTCAGCATCAGGTCGATTTCGTTGTCGAGGAATGGACGATCCGTGAGATTGCGGCCAACACCGCCTGTCCACTTGCCAGCCGTGTCCAGGTACATGAGGGGGCGGCGGCCCTCGTCGAGCGTAAGCTGGGCTGCGAGTTTTTCTGCGTCCATGATCATGCTCTCCAATGCGCCGCCAACCAGGTAAGGCCGCTGCCAATCGCACCGGCAGCGCCGCCCATTAACATGAGAGCCCGCCATCCGCCGCGAGCCTCGTCCATCGCGCTGATCAAGCGATCAAGCTTCGCGTTGAGTTCGACATTGGTCGTGCGAAGATCAGCCACTGCTACCTTGAGGTGAGCAACTTCCACCTGGATCGCGGCCACAGCAATAGCGTTTTGCTGTTCAAGCGTATGGTTCATTACATCCCTCTCCTGTCCTAAAAGATTTCAGCTCTTGTGGGTATATCCACATGATGCGGATTTCCTTGTCTCAATTCTCGGAAAAGTGGGACAGTTTTTTGAACGCATGAAATGGAACGTACAGAGGTGTCGATCTATCAGGCTTTCGCGTAAATAATCGATGCTTTCGGGTAGTCAACCATTTGCAGGTCAATCGGGCGAACACGCCTCATAACGCCCGGGTCGAACAGCCTCGTCCCGCCGGACAGGACGATGGCAAACACCAGGTCGGAACACCACCAGCAACTGTCGTCCGACCAGTCTTCCGAGTAGGTCAGCGGAATGCCGATAGCACCGAACCAGTCGTAGCCCTTGCCCACCTGAGCCTCAGCAAACTGGACAGCGGCATCAAGGTCAGGCACCCATACCTGCATGTCGCGGTAGACGACGACACCGGCCATCAGGTCGTCGACGGTGCCAGCCCGGCAGCCACGCGTCATCGACGCTTCGTAGGCCCGACCATCGATAATGGCGATCGCATGGCTGAACTGCCGCGATCCGGAGGCGATGCCTACGGCCAGGCTGAGTGGGTTGTAGGGCCAGCGGCTGGTGAGCCGGACCGTGATGTGGCCGCTGCGCCGGTTGCTCTTGATGGGCGTAAGCATCAGATCTCCTCGATTTCGATGGTGGTGGAATAGGCCCGCGCGTACTGGATGGCGACGTCGGAGTCTTTGGAGCGCCGGCCGTAGATCATGTTGTCCCGCTCGAGCTCGAGATCCGACGAATTCGGGAACAGGCTGACCAGGATCGGATAGGCCCGACTGTTGCGCAGGATATTGACGAAGGTGGCCCGGTCGGCCGGCGGCATGAGCGACAGGTCGATCGGCATCTGGCGGTAGATGTAGCCAGCGTCCGCGCCCTGGCCGCCGGCGTCGGTCCGATAGAGATCCGTGGTGTCCACCGGCGTCATCGACGCACTCGATGCGTTGTACACCGGCGCCCAGTACGCGCCCACGACCAGGCAAGCCGCCTCGATGTAGCCCTGCAGGTTACTTGCGTCCGCCAGATCGATCACGATCCGCTGCACCGACGCGGCGGCAAACCAGATGCGCGCGTACGCCCCGCCACCGTTCGCGTACGCACTTGCAGCCTGGGCGGCCGTCCAGCCGCGCAGGCGAACCGCCGGTGCCGGGCACGCCAGCTGTGCGGCGGTGTCGAATACCTGGGTTACGCCGGCCGCGTCGGAGTAGCCGCGCACGCGGATCGTCGCCGTCGGCGAAAGGTTGCAGAACGGGAGCGCGACGCACGACACGGTCTCGGCCGCGGACCAGGTCACGGTCAGCGTCGCCGTAGTGCCGGTGGCGCGCCACACGACGGACTTGTCATCGATCTGCAGGTTGGATACGGCCAGCACGCCCGAGGTGCTCGATGCGGTCAGCGTCGCCGCGCGGCTGGCGGCGTTGTCCGCCACGATGCGCATGTTGTTCACGCCGGCCATGCGATCGCCTCGACTTCTTCGATGGTGGTGGCGGCCGTGATTTGCTCGCGCAGGGCCCGGCCAGTGTCGTACACCTGGGTGACCTGCATGCCCAGGGCGATGCCCAGCCCGATCATCCCGTCGGCGTCCAGCGTGCGCGTGGTGTTGTCGGTCAGGGTCCAGGTGATCGAGTACTCTTGGCCCGACTGCTTCGCCATCCAGGCCAACTGCGTCGCGCCGCTGATGCGCTCCTTGTCGGCCTGGTAGGCCCCGCCGTCGTAGATCACGTCCTTGGCCTCGGCCGCGGCGCGCGCCAGCTTGATGCGGGTCCAGGCGCGCTCCTTCGCCGCCTCAAGGGTGCCGCTGAGATCGAGCACGCGCTCGCCGCCGTTGAAAGGCGAGGCCTCGAGCGAGACCAGTGCCGTCTCCACCTCGTCCAGTAGGGTCGGCTCGTCGCCAGCGAGCCGGTCAACCGGCACCGAAACGCGCCACTGCCAGGCGATCGGCAACCCGTCGAGCGAAGCCTGCTCGCTCGCGTGCGAGTTCACCGTAACCAGTGCGGTATTCGCCACCAGGTCGACCGCAATGCTGATGGCGCGGTGGTAGTTGATCGTGATGCCGTTATCGGCCTGCACGGTTTTCGTGATGGGCATGTCGTCCTTTCAGGGGAATTTCGTGTTGTCGATGACGGCGAGGCGGGAATAGCCCGACACGCCAGTAGAGCCGATGCCGCTCAGGCCACCGTCGTATTCCTCGCGGCGGTCATAGACGCCAATCCGCTTCACGAGCAGGTTGTTGCCCGAGGCGGCATACGCCGTGTAAAACTTGTAGATGTCGTACTGTTCGACATATTGATTGGTTTCCCAGTTGGTATAAGCACCGACGAAATACGGCCAGGCGATCGTGCTGCGCGGCGCGGCCGAGATGGATTTGTTGGCCATATCGAACGGCATGACTACCGTGGCGTCGTATTTATTGGCGGCTTCGGACTCGGTGGGCACCGTCGAGACCAAGGTCAACTCAGTGCTGTAGGTGTCTCCGGCCAGCTTCAGCATGCGCACTCCGGCATCGAATACCATCTTGCCGGCATCCGTACGGATGATCAGGTTGGGCGTCCGGCCGCTGCCATTCGGCCAGTTGTCGGCGAGTCGTCCGAACGCCCTCAAATACAAGCCAGACAAAGCTGCCCCGTTGTTCAGGTTGGACACGAAGATGTGCGCGGTCCAGGAGTTGCCGCCGTTGCTAACTAACCCGGCCAGGGACACCCCGACCCTGTAGGCCAGCGGCGCGGCTGAAGTCGGGTTTGTGTCCGAGATGTTGTACGGGATGCTGAAGAACACCAGAGGCATGCCTACGCAGCTGAAGGTGACGGTGGTGAACCCTCCTCCGCCGTCAATTGCATACTTGCCCAGGTACGCATAGCCCACATGATCTTGGGTGATCGACAGGTTGCCGCGCTGGTTCACTGTCTTGAAAACCGCGCTCATTGCAACGCTCCCGAATACATGACCGTCAGGATGCCGGGCGCGATCGACATATCCGTGCGGGTGCTGTCCATGAAAACGGTCACAGTGGGCACGCCGCTGGGATACGTGACGCGGCAACTCGGGATCAGCATGGCGTCCAACGTCGTGTAATTGCACAGCATAAAAAACGCGGCCAGCTTTTTCCCTGCGTATTGCGGGTACGTCACCACGTACTGCCGGTTGCTGTAACTGGCCGCCACGAGCGTTATCTCTTGGCTGAAGAACAGCACATCGTCGACCCAGGAGTCGAACATGACTTCAGTGCCACTATCGTTCCAAATTCTGACGACAGGATTGGGCATCTAGAAATTCCCTACCTGGATTACTGGGACGTTTGCCGAGTTGAACCATTGATAGCCCTGATCACCCAACTCATAGTGCTGTCCGCTGGTCGCGTTGCGCAGTAGGCCGATCACCGCCGACAGCGCGGAGAGATTGCCGATGCTGGCCTTGTTTATCAGGGCCAGGTCGATGGCCGCAGCCGCGATATAGGTCGAGATGTTCGCAGCGGTCATCTGGCCGCTCAGGTTCGCGCCGATCGTGGCGCCGTAGGTGGCGTTCAGATCGCCGGCGTAGCCAATAGCCCTGGAGTCCAGTGGGGCGCCCTCGGTCCAATTGGAGAACACTGTCTGGTTGGCTGTCGCATCCCCGAAGTAATACTGACCCGCGAACATATAAGGGTCAGCTTGCCCGGTGAGGATCATGGTCGATGTCACGCGCGCATAGAAAGCACCGGCCGGCGCTGTGACCAACATTTGCGAACGTGGATAGGGATTCCAATCGTACCTTGCTCCGTTGTCTACAACTTCGTTACCCCCGTCCCAGGTGACGAAGTTTTTGTTGGCGTCATACCAGCCCACCCTAACCTGGGTTCGGCAGCGGTGAGCACTAATGCCGACACTGGCCTCGTACCGCTGACCCGCAATCACAGGGATGTAGCCATTCGCCTCGGAATACAGGTCAATTACAGCTCCCGCCGAGGGGGCGCCGAATGCGTGGAGGAAAACGCACTTTCGAGATGGCCCCCAATCGGAATTGTCGGAGTAAAGCACCGTTCCGCCATCAAGCGCGATGGCGGAAGGGTTGCTGACCACGTACCCGCTTTTACTGGCCGGTGCGCTGTTTGCAAGCTTGTTCTTTCCGACAGCAATGCCGGACGCCATGGTTGCCGCCTTGGCTGCGATGGCGTTTTGCAGGATCGCCTTGGCTTCATACAAAAGCCGGAACGATTCTCGAAAAGCGGCTCGATCAATGACCGTATCCTGCGACACGTCGGCCCAGCCCGGGACCATGCTTAACAGATAGTTGGATGTATTGGTATGGCAGGTATCGTAATAGGATACGTCCATGCCGAGATCGATAGCCTTGTTGCGCGTATAGGTCCAGTCAGCGTCGATGGTGACCCACTCGGTAACGAGCTGCGCCTTCTCATTACGATCGAGAATGCCATCGTTCGCCATAGCATCCGTTATTGCCTTGGCTGCGTTGGCTGTAGTTTGGGCCCCCGCCGCGTTACTTTGAATCTTGGCTGCGATGGCGTTGAGCAGCCCTTGCTTGGCGGTGTAATACGTGGCCCATGTGGTCCGGAACGTCACGCCATTTATCGGGGTGTCCCCGCCAGTATCGTCCCAGGCCGGGTACGCGCCAGATTGCCCTAATCCAAGGAGATGAGAGCTCAGTGCGCTGTACGCGTTGTCGTATGCAACCCTGGAAACTGCTAGTGCATCTGCCTGGGAGTCGATCCCTGACTTCTCTGCGTCGATCACCTGCCAAGCCTGGATCGTTTGCAGCTTCTCACCCTTCGACAGCACGTTATCGCTTGAGATTGCAGTGATGGCTGTATTCGCAGCGTCAGCAGCAGCCTGTGCGGCGGCAACTGTGGTAACCGATGGCGCAGGGCCGTACTTGCCGATGGAAATCCAGTCCACGTCGAACACATCAGCTGCCGATGCGCCAAGGTCGATACGGATGTGGTTGATTGTCTGGCTCGTCCACCCTGGCACGGATGACATATCCCATTCAAGTACCGCCCATGTGTTTAGTGCCAGGGCTGTACCTGCGTTATAGCCAGAGCCATCCGTACCCTCCTGATTGAAGTACAGAGCGCCGTCCCACGCTGAACCTGCTGTACGGCGAATGCGTGCGCGCACCTTGTCGTAAATCCCCCCGGGGAACGACAAGGATGGGGATTCCAGGATAGGATCACCACTGGTTGACGTCACGTGCATTACGCCTGACGCCGACGTAATGTTAGCTCCGGTCACTCCAAACCAGCCTTCCGTAGAGCTTTCAAACTCCCAAGTCTTGTATGCGGCGAATACCGAGGTGGCTGCTGCATTGATGGCTGGCGTCAGTTCGCTGTTCAGCGTGCCCGCCGCCGCATAGGTGGTCGATAGCCCCGTTCCGGACCCGAGAATCACATTTCCTGCGGCATCGCGGATCGTCAGGCCTCGCGTGTCGATCGCTTCAGGTAGGATCGAGCCCTTGACGAACACATTCCCGTTCCAGACGTAGTCGACGGCGATCCAGGCACTGCCGCTGTACATCTTCTGGACGCCGAAGGTGCGATCCGCCTTGTACAGGTTGACCAGGTCGCGGACCTGCGGCGCGCCATAGCCGGCGGCGGCCAGCGCTGCCACCGCTTCGGCATCCACCCATACGCTGCTGGTGGTCACGGCAGAGATGTCGACGTTTCCGCGAATGCCCTGCGGCCCTGTCGTCCCGGGCACTCCATCGGAGCCACGGAACTTCGACCATACATAGTCGGTCTTCGTCGTCGACTCCGTCGCCGTCGTCTTGTTGACCGCGATGCCGATGTACAACGTCGACGCGGTCGGGGTGTCGTACAGGCCCGTGCCGTCGGCTGCATCCGAATACTTGATCCACGTGTACAGCGTGCTGCCGTCCGCGCCCTTGGCGCCTGCCACGCCATCGGCACCTTTGATCAGGGACCACGTGTAGTCGGAGGCGGTGGTCGACTCGGTGGCGGTCGTTTTGTTGTAGGCGAGCCCGATGTAGGCCTTGCCACTCGGGTCATCGCTCAGCCCTGCGCCGGCGGCCGTGTCGGCGTACTTGATCCATGTGTACGAGGTCGCGCCGTCCGCCAGCTTGGTGACGGTCGCGATCTTGGTGTACACCTCGCCGTCCACGGTGATGGTGGCCGTGATCGTGCCCGACACCGCCGAGAAGTTGGCGTAGGTGAGCGTCAGCTCGTTGCCGTTCACCGTTGGCGTCATCCCGTCGGTCCACGACCAGGTGACCGTGCCGGTGATGTTGAGTAGGGTCGCCTGGAAGAGAAACGATGCCGGGGACGCCGACGTCCCTGTCGACGCCAGCTTGAAGATGGCTGCCGGGGGCGTGACGAACATGCCGCGGTTGTTCGCCACGGTATAGCGTGGCGTGGTGGCCATGATCAGCACATCGCGGTCATTTACGACTGTCGCCATTAGACAGTTACCTCCAGGGTGGAACGAAGGGTGGCCCAGTCGACGGTGCGCGACGTCACCAGCCCGACCTTGCCGGCGGCGAGGCCGAAGCGGTTGCTGAACAGTTTCACGGCCTGCCCCAGCTCGGTCAGCAGCTGCGCCGGCGTGGCCTCGAAGCGGTACGTGGTGCGCGGCACCTTGACGATCGCCACGCGGCGGTCGGCCTCGGCCTGGGCGTCGGTCTTGCGTAGCAGGCAGGTGTCGATCTGGTCCGGCTCGGCGTCGAGCTTGTAAGTGGCCTGCACCGCGGTGTCGGTCGACGTCACGGTCAGCCACTCCTGCGAGTACAAGTTCTTGTGCGCGTCCGGCAGCGAGGTTTGCAGGCTGTCCTGCACGGTCCAGTTCTTGCAGTAGCCGACCTTCACGGCCGCGGCCACCTCGGTGCGGTTCGTGATGGTGATGCTGCGGTCGAGCTGCTGCGACGGCCGGATCTCGGTGGTGGCCGAGGTCGGGATTGCGAACTGGATCAGGCGCAGCTTGCCTGCCATCGACGGCACAAGCTGGGCGCCGACGCTGCTGGCCAGCTGCTGGCACGCCACCAGCACGTTGGTGCGCTCGGTCAGGTACAGGCCGACCGGCTGCGGGTTTGCTGCCTCGAAGGCCGCCAGTTGCGCGGTGTCGAGATCGGCCGCGGTGAATCGCGTGGTCGACTTGCCGCGCTGCGTCACCAGGTACTGCACCAGCTGCCCGATCGTGTTGACGTACGTGCCGTTGTACTTCGTGCCCTGGGCGCTGCAGGTGACGACGCCGGTACCGACTGCTTCGTTGAAGACCAGCCTGCCGGTGCCGGGCATGACGGTGATCGCGCCGCGCGGCTTGCCATCGGTGCGCACCTCGATGACGCCCTCGTTCACGCCGTCGCCCCAGGCGTATTCCAGCGTGTTCGGGTTGGTCTGCACCGGGCTGATGTTGTGGCACTCGCCCAGCAGCACTGGTACCAGCGCGTCCGGATTGGTCGCGTTGCCGCCGATCTTCACGTCGGTCACCGGCGTGTTCAGGCGCTCGAGCTTGTTGGCCAGGCGCAGGTTCAGCCGGTCACGCGACTTGCAGCCGATGTCGATGATGACGCCGGCGAACACCTGGCGGAAGTCCGCCCGGGCCCAGCGCACGTCGCCCACGAAGGCGTTCACCGCCTGGTTGGCCCAGACATCATCCAGCCAGGCGTCGAGTTTGCCGTCGCCGTTGTAGATCTCGATGTCGCCGGCCGACAGGCTAGCATCCGAATCCATCGAGATCGACTCCATCACCTTCAGGCCGCCGGCGACAACGGCCTGATACGGCGTGCTGGCCGAGGCGTTGTAGGCCTTGGTCGACAGGTAGCGGGTGGTGTCCACGCCGCCGACCTTGACGCAGACCTCGAACAGCATCACCCGCTGCGCACCCGAATCAGCCAGCCATGCAGCAAATTGTGCATCCGTCATTACTTCAACTCCCTGGTCGAATTGGCTTCGGCGTACGCCGCGTCGGTGACGGCCTCGCGGACGCCATCGACTACGGTTTCCGCCGCCTTGTTGGCGATCGTCTCGGCCGCCTGGATCTGGGCGCCCGTCTGCTGCTGGGCATCGGAGCGGCGGCCCTTAGCCTCGGAAAGTAGGTCGGCCACCTGGGTGCGCAGCGCTTTGATCTCGTCCACGAGCGCGGTCATGTTGCTAGTGCCGATGCTCGAGTAGTCGATCGCCGCGAACGCCTGGGCGTAGCTCAGCGTGTCCTGCCCCGTCAGCGCCGCCGGCAGGTACTGCACGCCTTGGGCGATGGCGGTCAAGGTCGCGCTGATGTCCGTCAGGCTGGCCGACGAATCGTTGAGCGCGTCCAGGCTGGCCTGGGCGACGTCCACCGAATCGGTCGCCCACTGCGCCAACTGGTCGTTGGTCTGCATGACGGTTGCCAGGTCGGACGAATACTGCGCGTCGCTGCCATTGATCTGCTGCGACAGCTGCAGGAACGTTTGCTCGATCGCGCTCAGGTTGCCCTGTGCGGTCGAATCACCGGCGGCGGCCAGCGACCGGGTTTCTTCGAACTGCCGGCGCGCCTCTGCATACTGCTCCTCGGGCGTGAGAGTCGACAGGCCGCCCAAGACCAGGTTGTTGTTCAGGCCTGCGGCCGTGGTGGCGAAGGATTTCATCTGGGTGATGAAGTTGCCCAAGCTGGTCTTGGCCTCGTCCTGGGCGTCCCGCACCGCCTGCGCGGCCTGCACCTGGTCGAACAGCGACTGGTTGCTCGCGTCGAGCGCATCCCGCTGCTTTTCCAGCAGCTCGGCCGACGTCATCGTCAGCTGGTCCAGCTGGTCCTGCAGGTCGGTGCGCTCGTCCAGCACATCGCTCGCGGTATCGATGATCGTCTTGAACGCCGGGGCGATGGACATCAGGGCGGTGTAGGCCTGGGCGCCGGCTTCCGTGGTCGTGTCCAAGCCCACGACGAAGTCGCGGAACATCTGCGACGCGTCATCACCCTCCGTCGATAGGCCATACTGCGCCAGGGTTGGATCGATGCGGGCCTTGAGGGCCGCGGCCTGCTCCTGCTCGCTGAAGAAGTTCTCCAGGAAGTACTGCCCTTGGGATGCGAACTCGTCCAGGCCGCCGGCCAGGTCGATCAGACGCTCGCGCGCCTCCATGGATGAAAGCCCGACCTGGCCGAACGTCTTGCCGAACGAGTCAAACACCACCTCGACCGTCTGGTACTCGGTCGCGATGCGAGCCAGGGTCTCGAAGGCGCCCTCCCCGGCGTCCTGGAACTGCTGCAGGCCAGCCACGGCAAACTTCGCCATGTCGTCGCTCACCTTGCTCAACGCGTTCTGCAGGGCGGTTTGCACCTCTTCGGTGCTCATGTCCTTCGTGCTGATCTTGCCGAGGTCGACCACGAAGCTGTTGAGCTGCGCGGTGAACGCATCGCCGCACAGGCCCAGCATCGAGGCACCTTCGGTGATCGCATCGCGCATGTCGATGAAGATCTTCGTGAACTGGTCGTCCACTTCCGACCCCAGGCTGGCCAGCTGCGTGTTGTATTTGTCGCTGCTGAACCAGCCCCCATCGGTCTTGGTGTCCGCGTACTGGCTGACCGCGACGCCGGACGAGGCGATCTGACCGAGCGTGCCCGTCGACGCAGTGACGCCAGTATCCAGCGTGTGCACATTACCACCGAAGATGGAGTTGCCGATCTTGCCCAGCGTGCTGCTGATCCATCCTCCGGTAAGCTTGTCCAGCGTCAGACCAATGATGCCGCCGGTGACGGCGTTGAAGGCGGTGGAGCTGGCAAGGCTGGCGGCCGAGCCCAGCTGCGTGCCGGCCGTCGTAGTACTAAAGCCGTCCGTTTGGTACAGGATGTTGCCCAGACCATTGATGCCGGCGTTGATCGACTGGAGCACGGTAAGCATGCTCGAGCTAATCGCCAGATCCTGGTAGGTGGCGTTCTTGATCAGGTCCAGCGACTTGGAGATCGACTCGGACTTAGCATTGCTGTCGCCCAAGATCGAGCCGGTACCGTTGGCCGCCTGTCGCTGCTCTGAAACGCTGACGCTGCCACCGCCGAGACCACCGACCATCTTGGCCCCTACGGCCACCACTGCCGCCAAAGTGGCCGCGCCGGCTGCCAGGTTGTACGGGAACGGCAGCGATGCGATTGCCTTGACCACCGCAGTAACGCCCCAGGCGCTGGCTTCGGTTGCCGCCAGGCCCGTCGACGCAGCAGTGCTTGCTGCCTCGCCAGTCAGCTTGGTCGCGTTCAGCGCCGTGTTCGCGGCAACTTCCGATTCCTTGAAGAATATTTTCTGCGCCATCGACTCCAGTGCCATCGCCATCTCGGCGGCGCGGTAGGCCTTTTCTACTCCCTCGAGCACCTTGTAGCCTGCCGAGTTCTCGCTGAAGAAGTCCTTCGCAGCGCTGGCCATGTCGCCGTACGACTTGACCTGTGCCTGCGCCGATTGCTCGGCAGCCATGGCGTTGGCGCGCTGGACCTTCGTTTGATCCCCGCCGGCATCCTTGGTGGCGGCCGCCAGCTGCGCGGCAATCGCAGCCTGGGTGCGGCCGTAGCCGCTGAGCGCAGTCGTCAGCCCCCCGATCGCCGAGCCGACGCGGCCGAAGGAATCGGCCATACCCTGCGCAGCCGACTGGGCGGCCTCGTCGAGTGCGGACATGATGTCCAGCAGGGCCGTCGCTTGGGTCAGGTCGACGCTCGACGCGACGCCCTTCTGGCGATTCGCGTACCAGGTATCGAATTCAGCCTGCAGCTTCTTTTGTGCCTCGGTCCCTTCGCCAGCGATACGGATGCGCTCCCGCCAGGTATCCGCCTCGATGTTGAGGAGCGCTTGCTCACGAGCCTGCGGATCCGAAATCGATTCGGCAGCAAACTTCTTGTTTTCCGTCGCCAGCTGGGTCGCGTACGCAAGCGCCTTGGTCTGCGCGAGCGTGGCCTGCTCGACCTCGACGCGCATGTCTTTCTCGGCGCGCAGCTGGGCTTCCAGCTCGTCGCCGATCACGATGCCTTTGCTACGCTCGTCGGCCAGGAATTTTTCGAGATCTGCCTCAGCCTTTACTGCAACCATGGCGATATCGCGCGCGTCGGCGCTCTTGCCGTACAGTTCATATTCGGCCGCGAGCGAGGCGCTGGCCGCATTCCGCGCCTGGGCGCTCTGCTGCATCCAAGCCAGGCCATCCTTTTCGCCCTGCTGCGCCTTGGCCAGATCTTCCGTCGCGGCGAGCTCGCTGAGCAAGGCGCGCACTGCAGTCAGGTGCGCATCCGACAGCTTCAGTTTCCCTGAAGCCAGGTCATGATCCAGCTTGATCTGCATTTTCTGGCTTTCCGTCGCAGATTCGCCGGACGCCAGCTCAAGCTTGTTTTGCTCGATTTTTTCGCCGATTGCCGATGAGAGGCCGGCGTAAGCTGCCTTTTCTTTCGAACTTGCCTCTGCCGCTTTTTTCGCGCCCTCGTCCATACTGGCAAAGTGCTTGCGGACACGCGCCTCATCGGCGGCCGTGAACGTGCTCCCGAGTTCGCCCTTGAGCTTTTTCAGTTCCTCCGCCAGCTGCTCCGGGGCGGTGGCGTATTTCTTCATTGCGTCCGCGTGCTTGCGCGTAGCTTCGGCAGCCTGCTCGGCCGCACTCTGCACTGTTTTGTACTGGGCCAGGTCGTCCTTCCCACTGGCTTTTTTGGCTGCTGCTGCATCCGCAGCAGCCTTTTGGGCTTTGGCCGCAGCACCAAGAATAGCTTCACTCTTGGCGTCGACGTCCTTCCGCGCCTGCTCGGCCTCGGCTTTCATCATTTCACCAATGGCCCTGGCGGCTGCAAGATCGCCGTGCGCAACTGCATTGGCCTGGGCGGCCAGGCCGCCGAGCTCTTTCCCCACCTGGGTGAATACATAGGCGACATTCACGCCCAGCACGGCAACCGCTTCGAAGACGGTGGTGAGGGCCACGTGCAGCAGGCTCGCCTCCTTGACAGACTCCCCTTCCTTCCGAGCCGAGCCGGCCACGGCGTCGAGGATCGCACTGAGGTCGGCGAGCGAGCTTGCGACAGCCATCACGCCGGACTGCATCGCTTCACCGATCCCGTTCTGTGCGATCGTCCGCATGGTGCTTTCCCAGGCATCGCCCAGGTTGCTGATAGCGCCGTCGAGCGTTGCGGCGCGCGCCTCCATAGCATCACCGAAGTTCGTTTCTCCGATGCCCTGCAGGTAGGCCTCGATTTCCTTGGCGTTGTTGCCGATCGTCCTGGTCACACCCTGGAAGGTTAGCGACACCTCGTCGCCGTTCTGCTTGGCCTTGATGCCGAATTCTTTCAGGCGCTCGAACTCGCCCGTTGCCGCGTCCGCCACGGCCTCGACCATCTGGTCCAGGCCCTTGCCCATCGCCGCAGCTGTATTGCCGTAGGCGCGCAGCGCCTTCTCGGACGGGTCCAGGCCCAGGTTCCGCATCTTGATGAAGGCTTCCGTCGCCTCGGCCACGCTGTATGGCGTGGTGGCGGCGAACGCCTGCAGAGCCTTGAATGCCTGACTGGCGTTGGCGGTCGAGCCAGTAGCTGTGACGAGGGACGCGTTGATCTTGTCGAATTCACGCTGGGCGCTCATCACCTGCTCGGTGAGGGCGCCCAGGCTGAGCCCGATGCCCGCAAATGCGGCCAGTTCCTTGAGCGAGGTTTTCGCAACAGCCGACAGCTCACCGAAGGAGCCGCCGATTCTCTCGATCTGACGTTGCGCGGTCTGCGCGCCATCGACGACGAAACTGATTACGGCGCCTGATCCTGGGGTGAATGCCATATCTAGACCTATCCTTTTGCTGTCCACTCTTCAAGAGCGGCGTTTTCCATCGCCTGGATCAATCCGAACAACCGAAGCCGGTCTTTCTTGCGGATGCCGCGCAAACGCATGCATGACTCGACGCCGGCATAGTTAAGGCCGACACGGCGCTCCATGTCCTTTTGCCACTGTGTCTGGATCGACAACCAGAGCCAAAATGCCTCTTCGTTTTCCGGCCAGAGCCAGAACTCGTCTTCATCGATCACGGACTCTTCGGCGCAGTAGAGGCCGAGGGCGGCCAGTGCTTCCGCCACCATATCGCTAGCCTCGGGCTCGTCCTGCGCGCCCCACTGCAGCTGGCCACGCACCAGAAGGCGCGCAGCCTCCCTCAGTTTTTTACGACCGCGCCCACTTCCTTAAGGTAGGACTGGTAGCAAACCACCGGCATGCCCGCCTGTTCCAGCACGGCGGCCAGGGTGTCGGCATCGAACGGAATTGGCGCGCCGCCCTCTTCGAGGACATCTTCCCAACCGTTGGTGACGCGCTGGACAAAGTCCTTCACGGACTCCTCCTTGTTCTTGATCGCGTCATCGATCTCGGTCTGGGTCAGCCGATCACACAGGAGAACGAAGTTGAAATTAACGGGCTTGCCGTCTTCATCCTTGAGCGTGCCCTTGACCGGGACGCGCAGCTTTTTGCGGATTACGAGTTTGTATGCCATTGCAGAATCGCTTTCTATGTAGGGTTTCGGATTACAGGTGGACGATGCGCCATTCGTCGTTGCCGTTGACCGGCACGAAGCGTACGTCGTAGCCGATCAGGCGCTTGCCGTTCTTGTCGACCTTCTTCGGCGCCAGGAACTGGGCCGCAGGGGCGAACAGGATGATCTTGTTGCCGGTGGTGGTCCCGATGGTGATCGCCAGGCTCTGGGTCGTGTTGGCCTTGACGGCGGCCATCAAGGCGACTTCCTGGGCGGCGCTCAGGTCGAGCTCCAGACTGCCGGTCGATTCACGGTCGGTGATGTCGACCGTCTCGCTGCTCAGCATTGCGTTGTAGTTGACCTGGTTGCCCGCCTTCAGCTCGAGGCCGGTGCTCGAGTAGACGGTGCCACCGGTCAGCACGCCGGCGGCGTAGGTCGCGCCCAGCGTGATGTCGACCACGTTGGCCTTGGTCATCGGAACCGGCTTCTTCCAGGCGGTGAACGTGCCGGTATCGCTGGCGGCGCTGATACCGCCGTCCAGGCCGATCCAGTCGAACTTCAGCAGCGGCCGCTCGCCGATCTTGGCCGACAGGGTGAAGTCGCCCATGGTGGCCAGCAGCTTGTGCAACACACCATCGTCGTAGTAGTTCTGGGTCGCGGACTTCAGGCCGGTCGAGACCGGGGTGTACTCCACACGGGCTGGGGTCGCCAGGACGCCTTCGGCGCAGGCGCAGGCCTGCAGCAGCTTGCCCCAGGCCGGCGCGGTGCCAGCGGTGCCAGAGCCGGCCAGCTCGACCGAGTAGCTCATCTTGATGCTGGCCGGGCCGACCAACTGCTCGCTTGCGCCGAACGTGCCACGGATGAGCGAGCGGTCGATGCTCTGGGCGTCGAGCGGGGTAATGCTCGCGTCGCTGATCAGGATGGCGTTGGTCGAGCCGGTGGGCGCGGCGTCGGTACCGGTGGTGGTTTCGATCGCTGCGGTGACGAGCGTGTTCTTGATGTAACGTGGCATGGCTTATTCCTCGCTGGCGGCTTGTGCTGCGGGTTCGTCGGCGGCCGGCGCGGCGTCCGTGGCCGGGGTGTCTTCAGGAGCGGGGTCGTTCGAGATCCACTTCCACTCGGCTTCATCGAAGGTCCAGGAGCCGCCGCCGGGCGGCGTCGGGATCGCGCGTTTGATGTTTTCGTTCGTCATGATCAGTTCAGGGTTGAATTGTTGGTACGGTGGTCTGCGACGTACGTCAGCCGGACCCACCCGGTTTTCTTTTCTTCGACCGTGTTCTCAGCCTCAAGCCCGGCGATACGCAAATCGCCTACCAAGCCACCCAACGTGCTGTCCTGCGCCAGGCGCTCGACCACTGCGGTGACCAGGTCATCGACTGCAAGGTCCCCCGAATCCTTCTGGCTGCGCGCCAGGCACTCGATCGTGATGCGCGTCTGCCAGTCGATCGGGCCGCCGGAGATCGTGCTCGCCTCAGGCAGGGCACTTTCCCACTGGACGCTGACAGCCTTCTCGGCCTGTCCAGGCACCACGGTCGCCCGGGCGCGGTCGATCAGAGTGCACACCGGGGGCGAGGCCTTGAGCGCGTCGATGACTGCGCTGACGATCTGGGCGAATGCAGTGTTCACTGGGCGCTCGCAAGGGTCAGCACGGTCAGGCCGGTACCGTCAGGTGCTTCAGCCAAGATCTCGTAAGGCACGCCAGCGACCACGATCAGGTTGCCGACCGGCGCGCTCATCACTGCGCTCGACGCCACCGTCACAGTCGGGCTCGTATCGGCAGCGCCCATGCCGAGGTTTGCCACGGACGACGGCTTGCGGAAAATGCCGGTTGCCGTAGCGCCGCCGATGATGACCTGCACGTTGGCGAGCTGGTTCAGGACTGCGGCGTTGGCAAACACCTCGAGATCGGCGAAGAACATGGCGGCCGGCTTAGCGGATGACGCCGTCGAGCAGGACGCGCGCGGTGGTGTCGCTGGCGGTCTTGGCCACCGTCAGCGCGCCCACGAGCGTGTTGTTCGTGGCGGTGGTGGTCAGGCGGCGGTTGGTGTTGTCCCAGTACATCTTCACGCCCTGGGCGCCGGTATCGGTGGTCAGCGCCGTGATATCGAACACGCCTGCGCGCTCGATTTCGACCTGGGCGCCGTTGGCGGCATCGCACGAGGCGACCCCGAACAGCGCGCCGACCAAGACACCTTGGCCACTGGTGACGGCGTAGGGGGCGATGACGGTGATCGCACCGCCCTTTTGCACTTTGTTTTTCATGGTGGTGGTTCCTATGGATCAGTGGTGAACTGTGGCCACGCCGCGCTTATGCGCCGACGCCCTGGTACAAGCCGCGGTAGTCGACCGCCTTCGCGGCGAAGTCCAGGCGGCACTTCCAGGTGACGCCGTCGACTTCGAAGCCATTCTGGCTTTCGATGACGGGGCCTTCCGCGCCGTCCAGGTAGCAGTACTCGACGGTGTCGATCTGGCTGTTGTTGCTGGCCAGGTACCAGGCGGCGGAGCTCACGGCATCCAGGATCGGCTCGACGATCGGCTCCAGCGCGGTACGGCCGCCGGCGCGGAATTCGTTGACGTCGGTCTGCTTGGCCGGCACGTAGTTCGCGCTGGTCAGCTGGTAGGCATCCTGCTCCAGGGCGACCGGCACGATCAGGAAGTTCGGCGCCAGATTGAGCTCTTCCTTGGCCAGGCCCTTCTGCAGACGCATCGCGGTGCGGCCGGCTTTCAGGGCGCTCAGCTGCAGCGCGGAGCCTGCGCCGGTGCCGAGGTTGCCGTGGCTGGCGTGGAACAGTGCGGTGCCGTCGCCCATCGCCGGGTTCGAGGTCAGCTGGCTGTACACCAGGCGGTTTTCCAGGCGGCTCGAGCTGGAGCCGAAGGCGCTGACCAGGCGCTCGAACGCGCGCAGGTCGTCGTTGATGATGGCCTGGCGGGTCAGCGCGACCATGCGGCCGTAGGTGACCAGACCGTAGGTGATGCCGGCATCGATCATGGTGCCGTATTTGAACTCGCCGGCTTCGTTGGTCTGCAGCAGGTCCGGTGCGCCCGACAGCTGGACGATGCTGATGTTCTTGAAGTCCGGGGCGTTCGGCGCGCGGCGGGCCCACTGGGTATAGGTGCCCTGGTTCTCCTGATAGGCCGCGCGCATGCGCTTGTTGGCGACGTTGGCGAAGATGGCGGCGAAGTCGCTCGTGCTGTGGGCGCCCGAGCGGTAGTGCAACATTTCGGTGGCCAGCTGCATGCGCGACATGCCACGCGTTTCGATGCCGCGCACACCCAGGAATTCGCGGCCAATCTCGATCAGGCTCAGGCCACGGTATTGGCGCCCGTTGTCGGTCAGCGCGGCGCGCGCGTCGACGCGGTTCATCATCGCTTCTTCGATGCCGGCCATGCGGGTCTGGTGTTCGTCGCCGACGGTCTGGATGCGCACGTTGCGATGGCCGCCGGTACCGGCGTCGGCGCGGGCCAGCTCTTCCAGCACGGCGGCGCGTGCCTGATCGACCGAGTTGCCGCTGCGGATCAGGCCGGCGGCCAGCTGGCCGACGCCGTGGCGGGTGCACATTTCGGTGATCTCGGCGGCGCGGGTGGCGGCCGCCGTCTCGGCAGCGCGTACGGCGGCGTCATCGCCGGCCGGCGGGGTCGCGGCGGCGGTGGGCGCAGTTGCCGGAGCCGGAGTTGCCGGGGCGGCGGAGCGGGTCGGATCGGCGGGCGCGGTGGTAGGTGCGCCCGGCTGGGTAACAGGGTTCGGCATATTGAGGTCCTCGTGGTTTGGGCTGGGCGCCCGGGTGGTGAATTCGCATGGATGGCCATCGGCCGGCTGGCTACGCGTGCTCGCGTCGGCGTCGGCCGGGACGGTGACAAAACTGATTTCGTTGGGCTGCCACGCGACGGCGCGGTACAGCGGCATGTTCACGCCGTCGGTGCGGTCGATGGCACGGGTGATCTCGTACTTGCTGATGCTGTAACCGAAGCTGATCGCGCGGATGATGCCGGCGCGGATATCGGCGACGATGCCAGCCATTTCCGGGCGCGTGGAGAGTTTCAGCGTCGCCCTGCCCTCGCCGCTCTCGATGCTGCCGCGAATAGCGATGCCGAGGATGGCGTTCACGCCGCCGTAGGTGCGGTGACCGTCCAGCACTTGCACGGTTCCGGCGTCGAAGCGCGACATGTCCACCGCCTCCGGCGTGACTTCGAGCTCCTCCTCGTACATGGTCTCGGTCCACCAGTCGTAACGGCGCACGCGCGCGCCTGTGGTCCAGACCACGTCGATGGTGTTGTCAGCTTCGTTGAAAGTGGCCGGGACCAGCTCCGCGCCGCGGCTGAGCGGCGGCATGTTCCGAGGATCGGTCGCGGAGCGGGTGGCGTTCTGCGGGGTGGTGGTCGGTGTGGTCATATCCGCATGATGCGGATTTCCCTGTCTCAATTCTCGGAAAAGTGAGACAGTTTTTAGACCCGCTATTTTTCGCGCTTGGCGACGTGGTATCGGCCGTTTTCGAGCACCAGGTTACGGGACGGGTAGACCGATGCTTGGGCGCTGTCGGCGGTGGCCTCGGCGTTCTGTACAGCCGTGGTTTGGGCCTGGGCGGCGTCAGCGGAGGCTGTCTGCGCCCCAGCGCTCGAGCGCGCCGCCGGCAAATCAGAGGCTTTGATCATCAGTTCTCCACCCTGTTGAAGCAGATCGTCCGGTCAAATTGCTCGGTATTCGCGCAGGTGACGCGGAAGGTGCAGAAGCTGTCCGTGCCCTCGTCGCCCATGCCACCGAGCTTTATCGCAATTAGGCTGCCTGCGGGCAGGCCTGGCCCATCCTGCAACTCGGGGCCCTCCAGCACCTCGACGCCCTCCACAATGGCCTCGACATCGACAGCCGTCGTAGCACTGTCGATAAGAGCCTGGGAGATGTTACCCACATAGTAGAGTTTGTCGTTCGGATCTTTGTCGATCCACCACTTCCCATTCTTCTCGTACGGCTCGGATGCCATCAAAATCTCTCTTATCTGGTTCAGTTAAAAGCAACGACGCGGATGCCGCCCTCGAATTCGACGATGCGTTTCGCGCCGGGGAAATCGACCCGACGGGATGGTGGGACGAGCGCGGCATTAATACGCACACCCGGGGAGGCGGCGCTACTCAATATGGCCGCAGCTGTGGCAGAGGCGACGGCGATTGCGGTCAACGCGAGCCTGGTTGTCAACGTGCCGGTGGCGGACGCCTGCGCAGCCGCCGACCCGGTCAATACCGCCGCGTTGCCCGCCAGGCCAGCAGAAGCGGACGACACCGCCAGCGCGGCGCCAGAAAGCGGGATCGCGGTCGACAGCGATCCTGATGCCCCAGCTTGCGCAACGGCCGAACCGGCGAGAGCAGCGGCACCGCCGGCTAGGCTGGCCGAGGCGGACGATTGCGCCAGGGCGGCACCGGCCAGGGGTATGGTGGTGAACAGCGTGCCGGCACCGGACGCACTGGCACTGGCCGAACCGGTCAACCGCACCGTGGTGGTCAGCGCCCCGGTACCCGACGCCACGACCAGTGCGGAGCCGGAAAGCGGGATCGAGGTGCTGAGCGTACCGGAACCGATGGCGACACAACTGGCCGAACCGGACAGAGCCGTGTCTGCAACGGGCGACCCTGACGTGATTGCAGCCAGCCCGCCGAACGATGCGCGACCGAACGATGAATGGCCGAAACTCATTTATAGCTCGGGCCAACCAGCGCTGAAATCATAGGCCGCCGGGTCCGCCGAAATCAGCATCGCATCCCGGTGCGCCTCGGCAGCAGCGAATATCGCTTGATCACTCGCGGCAGTGGCGGCAAATACTTGCGCAGCGAGACCTTGCGTCATCGTCACGAACGTGCCGTCCATCGTTTTCCATTGCAACCCTGCCGGAACAGCACTCCCCATCATGACCAGCCCAAGCTGCTGAATTCGAGACTTGTCGTCAGAGTGGAACATGCTTCCGCCAACACGCACGCCGAGCCCCTGCCGACGGTCGCGCTCAGACTTAATCTCTTCCCATTTCGCAGCCCGCACCAACGGGAATGGGTCGTACGCATTGATAATAGCCTGCACAGCAACAGGGTCGTCAGCCACCGTGCCTGTCGAATAATGAACGACCGAATGGCCAGCCGCCACGATGCTGTCGTACAAGCCGGGGGCTTCTTTCCATACGATGTTCGCCATGACTTAACCCATCCCGAAAATAACTTGCGGCGCCGAACCGCCCCCACTCGCACCGCCGCCAGGATTACCCGAAAACGTTGTCGCCAGTGTGCTTGCACCCGCCGAATCAAGGAACGAAACCATTGGGCCGAAGGTGGTGCCCCTGCCGAGTATCGAACCGTCGCAAACGAACGCATTCGCCGAGCAGCCTCGGAGGGTCGGGTTCGATCCTGACGCCGACGGAACGATTTGTACGAGGTAGGGCCCCGGTGGTAAATAGAGCGGAGCGAAATCGGTTGGAGCGACGCGCGTCTGCACGCCGGTCACGGTGCCGTCGAACGGAGACGACGCTGTGAATTCACGCAGCAATGCGAACGATCCGCTTCCGGTTCGCTCCATGATGCCGACTCGAAAACCGACAGTACCCGCACTTTTTACCGCAATGGAACAACTCGTAATCGGACGCGAGCCTGTCCACAAATATGAGTAATACGCCCGCCAGCCCTGAAGCGTAACTAAGGTCTGATCGACGTTGGTCAGATTGTCCGTGTAATAGCCGTTGCCCAAACCGACCAGATTGCCCGACATACCTTGCGACCAAGGGGTAGCTGCGATAGCACCGGTGGCGTGGGGGGCACATCGTACGTTGACGGCGGCCGAGAACGTCGTCAAGACGACAGCTCCGGTTGCCACGTACTTAGGTGTGGCCGCCGCATCGAATGTCGCGATTGGAAAATCCCTCGACAACGACGACGTGGCGAGGTTAAGCACGCCGTAGCCGATCTCGAAATGCCCCGCACCATCATCCATTTCGTATTCGACCATCCGTGACCCTGACGTACCGAACGCGTCGGAAAACGCCGGGTAGTTCGTCACGGACGAAATCACGGTTGGGTTTGCATTGGCCGCAACAGCTGTTGCGGCCATCACGATCCAGTTGGCACGCATGATCAGTTGTCGATCTGGTACGACAGCGTGCCGGCCGCGAACGACGGAGCGGGATCGCCGTTGTTAATCGTCTTGGGCGTGCCCAGCGCGGCGCGGATCAGCTCGGTGCCGCCGGTCAACGAATCGAACAGCGCCCACTCGGTGACCTGCCCCCACGCGGCGGTCGGTGTCGGGAAGGTGATGGCGTTGTTGTTCGAGGTGGTGCCGCTCGATCCGGTCGACGCCGTGGTGGTCCCGGCGCCCTGCGTACCAGCCCAGTTAACGAGCGACGCGGCCACGGCCACGCGCGCGTAACTGCCGCCGGACACTTCGGTACCCGCCGCCGAATCGCTGCCCGCTGCGGTGAACAGCGCGGCGTACAAGTTGGTCGGACCGCTGCCAGCACCCGCGCTGGAGTTGGCGAGTCCGAGTGCCTGGCCACGGAAAATGAAGTCGATCAGTTTGTTTTCGAATGCGTCGGTGTTCGCGCTCATGGTTTTCTACCTCTTATATCGAGACGTATGGCTGCGGATTTACGCCGCAGTGGATGTGCTTTGGTTGTTACTTTGCGGGTCAGTCGGCATATTGCCGCGCTGCATGAAGAGTAGCGTTTCGAGAATCCCGAGGTCCTTCAGCTTCTCTATGTCGTCCGCCAATTCTTCGAACACGACGTCCGGGTCATAGCCGCGCTGCCGCAACTTTTCGCTGAAGCTGGACAGCCCCGCGCCGATCTCGGCCAGGTCCGCTTTCACGTCCTGTTCCGGGTTCACGTAATCCCACTTCGGCGGGCTGAAGTCGACCGACATGTCGCGCGTACGGATCTTGCCGGCGAGGTACGCGGCCTCGACGAAAGCCTCGTGGATCGGCACCAGCAGCTTGGGGATCAGGACCAGCCACTGCAGCTGCTGGACCGCGCGCCGGAAGTCGAGCAAGCGCACGCGCGCGCTGCTGAAGTTCACCTCCGCCATGTCCCCGGTCAGCGTCTCGTACGGCACGCCCAGGCCGGTCGCGATCAGGTGCAGCTGGTATTTCACGTATTCGACGTAGCCCGGCGCGGCTTTGGGCTCGACGACGGTGAAGCTCATCCCGGCCGGCATGCCGAAGATATTCCCGCCGCCGAGTTCGCCGAGGTCGCGCGCACCTTGGCCCTGCCCCGCACCGCCGTCGCCGAGCGCCGCCGGATTCTCCATCTGGCTGATGTCGCCGCTGGCCAGCACGCTCAGCCTGGTCTCCAGGTTCTTGCGCGCCAACTCGGCGTCCTCGTACAGCTGCAGATCGCGCACCCGGGCTATAACGGGACCGAAGCGCGAGAAGCCGCGTCCTTGCCCCGGCCGCTCCGGGTTGTACAGGTGGATGATGTTTTGCGCCGGCACGCGCGAACTCTGCGCTTTGCGCGCGCGGATGAGAGTGGTGTCGCCCGGGTGCTGGTCCCACAGGTAGTACGCCGTGACGGCGCCCAGAGCATCGTATTCGATGCCGTTGACGATCTGGTTGCCGCCGTTGGTGCCCATCCGGTCGCTGTCGAGCCAGTCAATCTCCAGCAGCTGAAGCTGCAGCGGTGCCGGCAGGCCATCGCTGGGCCGGCGCGGGCGCAGGCGCACCAGCACCTCGCCGTCCTGTTCCATCGCCGCGTACGCCGCCTTCTGCAGGCCGAAGTAATCGAATCGACCGTCAGCGTCGCAGACCTTCATCCACTCGGCGAACAGCGCATTCAGCTTATCCTTGTCGGCGCCCGTGGCGCGGGGCACGATGCCTGTGCCCACGGTTGCCGAGACCAGGCCACCCAGGGCCGCCGTGCAATACGGGACGTTCTGGACCAGCGCGCGTGCCTTGTTCCGCAAGACCTTGGCGTCGGCCTGGTGGTCGGCATTCGCACTCGCGCCGGCGCGGCGTGGGCGCCACGGGTCGCGCGGGCTGGCCGCCTCGTACGCGCGCTCGAGGCGCCTGCGCGCGAAGTGGCGGGCGATCCCTGCTTGGGGGCTGACCCAGCCGACGAGCCGGTCCAGGATGTTCGGCATCAGTCGCCCCTCGATGTCGTGAAGCGATAGCCGAAGACGCGCGGGCCGCGATTCTGCGACCCGGCGTTGACAACGCGCGCCACGTGGTCGCGCGCGGCGAGCAGCTGGCTGGTGGTCTGGTAGGTGTGCTTGCGACCCTCGAATTCCACGGACAAGGTGCCGCGGGCGATCGCCAGGTCAAGTGCATCGAGGTCGGTTTGAGAGAGGGCCATGCCGCTGAGGGTAGCGACATGGCCGTCTCATTTCTCGGAAAACTGAGACTATTTTTTCCCGCCCTCCTGCTTGATGATCCGGTACACCGTCGCCCGCCCAATGCCCAATTTTCGAGCGACCTCGGTCGCATTGCGCCCGTTGAACAGGCTGAGGACCTCGACGGTCAGCTGCTTGCGCCGCGCACTCGATCGCCGGGGGATGTAGATCTCGATGCCGCTGAATTCGTGCCGCACCTCCTCCTTCAGTAGCGTCAGGCGCGGGCTGAGCTGGGGGAACTCTTCGCCCAGGTACTGGAAGATTGCATCGACCAGGTCGGGATTATCGAAGACCTCGTTGCTCACCACTGTCTCCCGACTGGTCGGCGTGGCGGGGCGGAGCTGGTCTGTGGTTTCGGTGTCGGCCATGGGTCGGAGCGTGGTTGGGTAGGTGATGCGGGCGCCGGTGAGGCGGCGGTCTGGGTATCTGCGGTCTCCGCATCTGCGGCGGCTGGCGGTTCTTGGAACAGGTCTCGGGTATCGGGGTCGACGAATTCACGCACCTGTTTCCACTGGGCGGCAGATTTCTTGTGGAGACCGAGGTAATGGGCGCAAGCCAGGGCATAGACCATCAGGTCGCCCGCCTCGTTACGGTCGTTCTTTTTCTTTTCCCAGACGCGAACCTTCCGGCCGCGCTTGTACACGGTGATGCAGTACTCGGCCGTCAACTGCTCGTAGTACTCGATCGTCAGGCCGGACGGGAAGTGGATTGCGCCCGGGCCGCTGGCCAGGTGGTAGCGCGCCGCCAGGTAGTCCTTGGCCGTGTCCGTACCGATCAGCCACAGCTTGGCGCCGTGCGGCACGTGCTTGCCTTGCCAGTTCACATCCACGAGCGACGGCTTGGCGGCCAGCACCGGCTTGCCGTAGCGGGACTCGCCCTTGATGGCATAGACGTGCCGGTGCTGGCGGGTGCGCGTGAAGTTGTAGACGTCATGCGTGTTCGCGCCACCGGAGTCGATGAAGGTGGCCGAGATCGGCAGCTGGCGACCGCCGGCATGCGGGTAGTGCGCCAGCAGCACCTCGTTATCGAGCCGGTCCCACACATCCTGCTCCGATGGCGATCCGGGCAGCACCTGGTAGTCGACGATGAACACTTCCATGCCCTCGCCCCACGCCGTCACCTTAGCCTCGAGGCGGTCCGGCTGGGTGTCGACGGTGCAGACGAGGATCAGGCCGCCCTTCGGCACGGTGCCGAGTTTGTAGCTCTCGGCGCGCGCCTGCAGCTCGCTGGCCTTGGTCTGCTCTTTCTTGCGCTCCCAGCACCGGGCCAGCCTGGTGTTGTAGAACGTGATCATCAATTCCTCGCTGCCCTCATCGAGCTTGGCGCGCGCGGCCCGGTACTCGCGCAGCAGCGCGGCCCAGGTCAGCCAGCCGTACGGCGCGAACATCGCGTTGATGGTGAAGCTGACCGTCTCGCCGTCGCCAGCCACGCCCTCCGACCAGAGCCCTTTCGCAAACATGCGGTTCTTATCGGACTCGTACATGAATTCTCCGCACGCGATGCACGGGTAGGCGGCTTGGCCGGCATCGTCCAGCTGCAGGCGCTCGAACACCAGAGGCTGCTCGTGATCGCAGTGCACACACTCGGCCAGCGCCTCCTGGCGCGTCCCCTGCAGGAACAGGTTCTCGATGATGGACTGACCGGTGACGGTCGGCGAGCTGGGGAAGTAGCTCTTGCGGTTGCGCTCGAACGAAGTCTGGCGGGCCTTCGCCAGGGCGACCGGATCGCCCTCGCCGTTGACGTTGTTCTCGGCGCGGTCGACTTCGTCGAACAGCACCCGGCGGGCCGGGATCTCGGACAGGTTGGCCGCAGCACCCGCGGTGACAATGTGCAGCGCGCCACCGATGTATTCCTTGGTGTCGAGCGTGTTCATCTTGTCGCGCGCTCGCGGGGCGGCAACACGCTCGCGCACCTCCGGCACGGCGTCGATCGTCTTGCCCACGCGCGCGCTGGTACGCTTGGCCAGCTTGCCGGTCGGGAGGATCCATAGGAAGTTCGCCGGCGACTGGTGGATGGTAGAGCAAAACCAGTTCAGGCCCACCTGGGTCTTGAGCATCTGCGAGGCGCCCATCAGAGCAACCGTCTTGCACCAGTGCGAGTCGGACAGGGCCTGCATCACGGCGCGCGCGTGCGGCGTCCGACTGGTGCGGTACTTGCCCGATTCGTTCGCGCCAGATTCTTTCGGGATGATCATGTAGCGGTCCGACCAGGCGTCGACCGTCATGTTCGGATCCGGCATCAGGCCGCGGGAGAACGCAGGATGCACCACATCGACAGATGGCGTCAGATTGGTCATTCGCCCAGGTCTCCCAGGTCGGAACCCAGCTTCTCGCCGAAGGCGTGCGCCATGCTCTCGAGCAGGAGGCGATGCTCCCGTTCGATCACGGCTTCGCAGTCGTCCGCGCTGGTCAGCGGCGCCACGTCGGCGGCGATGCGGCGGCCGCAGTTCATCACGCCGTCGCGCAGCGCCCGGGCGATCTCGAACACGGCCGAGTCGACGTCGCTCTTGAGCAGGAACTTGCCGGCCATCTCTGCCAGCTGCAGCTCGGCCTTTGCTGCCTCCGCTGCCTCCCGCCGCGCACGACTGCTGTCGTACCCGGGCACCTTCACTGATGCCTCCGAACCTCCAGTCCCTCCCGCACCCGCCGCGGTCCCGGGCTGCGCCCCGGGTGCCAGAGGGTCAGGCCGATTGCCGTTCGCGCGCTGGCGGGTGTTCTTGCGGTACAGGTGCGTCGCGTAGTCGGGATCGACCTTACCCTCCGTCACCGGGATCCCGCAGCGGTCGACCGCATCGTAGGCGGACTGGCGAGCAATCCCCACCAGCTTGGCCCACTCGGCAATGGTTGTCAGGTTCGGCATGTGCTTTTTGTACTTGTCAGGTTATCTGTCAGGAAATTGTTTGGGTATCCGCTAGTGCGATGACGGGGCCTGAATTACCCTTGCCACACCCTTCTCCGGAAGAACCTAACCCCGGGGAGGGGGTGGCCGGGCCGGTCAGGCCGCCTCCTCTGCCCGGGCCAGCCGGTGCAGGAACGCCGCGATCGACACGCCGGCCGCCTTCGGGATCGCGGCCACGGTCTCGCCGTCGCGCTGGATCTCGAGGATGCCGTCCGACCAGAGCGCGCAACGGTAGGCGCTGGGCGCGGACGCCTCGACCGAAGCCTGAGCGCCGCTGTCCTGGCTGGTCCGGAGCTGCGCCGGCACGAACGTTGGCACGATGATCGGCCCCGGGGCCAAGGGCGGAATTGCCTCGCATGCCGCCAGGACGTCAGCCGACGAGGCAATGGTGCTCGGCCGGCTGAGCCCAGAAAGCTTGTGCCCCTTCCTCAGGCGGTACAGCATGCACGCGACGCCAGCAGGCGAGGTGCCGGCACTGGCGACCACGTCGCCCACGGCGATGAGCCCAGCCAGTGCGGTCTGCACGTCCACCAGGTCAACGTCCAGGCGGTCGGCCAGCTGCACGGCGCGAGACTGTGGGTGGAGAGCGAGTTGCTCGAGGATCTTCTGGTCATTCATTCTTGGCTCCAGGTGCGCCACCCTCATCGCCGGGCGGCATGGCGTTGTTGCTATCGCCCAGGCTGGCCGGGCGAGATGGTGCGGATCAGCCGGCAGCGTCTTGCAGGCAGTGGGTGAACATCTCCTTCGCCTGGTCTGCCGACAGCAGGTTGGTGCCGACCGGCCAGCCGAGCGGATGGGTAGATGGGGTGAACGAGATGCCAGCATCGGGAGCGAAGTCCTGCGGCAGCTTCCATCCGAGGAAGCGGTCGACCGCTGCCTTAACGTCCGGGGTCGGTGCGCGGTAGTGACGGAGGATGTCGTGCGCCAGGGCGACTGCCTGGGTACGGTCCAGAATGATCGAGCTCGCGTCGTTCTCGCCAACAGCGCGCACGGTGATGATCACGTCGACGGGATTCGATACGCGTTCGCTGATGTTGATGTAGGCCGGATTCGGGCCGCGCGGTTCAGTGTATGCATGGATGGTCATACGGTCTTGCCTTTCAGGTCGATACTGCTTCATGGTCGCCGCCCTCATCGCCGGGCGGCATGGCGTTGTTGATGGTCAGCGCAACCTGGCCGTCGCCACCGCCTTCGCCCACTCGGTCTCGAAGTGGCGCGGGAACTGGGCGTTGGCCGTGGCCTCGCCGACCTCGAAGAAGCGCAGGCGCGGCCGGTAGTTCAGGGACTGGACGAAGATGAACACCGGGCGCACCGCCGTGCCGTGGGCGAACTTGCGCTTCAGGTAGATGCCCGGCTCCAGGCCGCGGCGCTTGGCCGGCAGCGCGAAGTAGGTCACGCCCTGGCGCGCAATGGTGCGGTTCGATCGGGCGCTGCCGGTGGCGCGCGACTCGAAGCCGGCCCCGCGCTGCAGCTTCAGCTGCGACAGGATCTGGACGATCTGGCTGCGCTTGACGTTGCCGTTGCCGTCCAGCTGGGCGCCGACAGCCGGCACGGCGAACCAGCCGGCCGGCATCAGGCCGGAGCGCTGCAGCAGGCGCTCCATGCCCTTCTGCCCACGGCCGCCGCCGTAGATCTGCGGCAGCAGGAAGCGGTCCGCCGGCGTGCCCTTGCCGAATGGGGCATCCTTGACCCAAACGCGGGCCTCCAGCTTCTGCTTCGTGGCCGGCTTGATGAACGTGCCGTTCAGGGCGTACGCGGTCGGGCGATCGAAGACGCTCTGCATCTCGCTCTTGATGGCGGCCTGGGCGTCCTTGATCGTGCGAGTCAGCGACACAGCAGCGACGAACGGTGCCTGGCGGCCCAGCTCGCTCAGCCGCTGGGCGACCTGGGGGAAGTTGGTCTGGATGTTGATTCTCATGATCAGGCCCCTTTACGTGGCATATCAGGGCTGACACTGAACCCTGTTACGTTGAAACCCGCATGGATACTGGCCTTGAACAGGGTTAACAGGGTTAACATTGTTCTCTTCATGCGCACGGGAGATTTATTAATGCTGTGCTGCTGTTGGATCGACTGCGAGAAAACAGGCGTGTGCGCACGCGCGACCCCTGTTAACCCTGTTAACCCTGTAGAACCCGCATGGATGCTGGCTTTCCGGCTATCAGCCTTCGGCGCAAGTGCGTTAAACCCTGTTACGTGATGGGCGCGCATGATCTACTCCTTAATCTCGGCCAGGTCGCGGAAGCGCTTGCACAGTTCGCTGAGCGATGGTTCCGCCTCTTTCTCGTCGGTCCACTCCGCGTGGAAGACGGTCAGGAGCTTCTTCTGGCCGGTGACGCCCAGGGCGACCCACTGGCGGTCCTTCCGGACGCGCTGGGCAATCAGTTCGGCGAACTTCGTCATGGTCACCGACCGGTACCCGTACTTGTTGCAGTAGCGGGCGTACAGCGTGTACAGGTCGGTGGACAGACACGAGATGTACGGTGCGGCCAGCTCGCCCGCCTTCCACGCCAGGTAGAAGATTTCCCAGTCCGGCCGGCCGAAGTTGATCATGCGTTCCTTCGACGACGTCATGATCGGCTTGGTGTGAGGCGTGAAGCCGTCGAGCGGGTACTCGAGCAGGTAGGCATAGAACGCCTCGCTGAGCCCATTGCCAAGTGCGGCCTGGATCTCCTTCAGCAGTGAGGGGTCGAGGGGATTGCGCGCCTCGGCCACCAGGAAGCGCCGATCGTCCGGCTCGATCGGGACCGCCTGGAACTCGTTCGAGAGCATCACCACGTTCATGTGGTTGGCCTCGGTGCGGTCGTCCTTGAATTTCTGGGTCACCATCTGGTCCCGGCCGGTGATCATGTGCTTGATCAGGCCGAAGTGGCTGTACTTGTCCTGCCTGGACAGGATCTCCTCGAACAAGACGAACAGCTTCTGCGATCGCCAGTGCGTGTACTGCGCGTCCAGCTGATGCTGCCCGCCGGTGGCACCGTGCGCGCCGTAGATCGGTTTGACGATCCCTTCGAAGAACAAGCTCTTGCCAGTACCCTGCCTCTCGCCGAAGAACAGCATCGCGGTTTGCATCTTGGCGCCCGGGTGCTGCAGCGGGTAGGCCAGCCAGCACAGGGCCCAGTGGAAGATCTCGTCGCAGTTCGCCTCGCTGCTGCACAGGCTATACAGCAGACCCAGGGCCAGCTGCGCCTTGGCCTCGTCCTTCTTCGGCGAGAGCGGGAAGCCCTCGAACATGTTGATGTGCGTATCCAGGTCGACCTTCTGGGTCGGGTCGAACACCAGCTTGTCCAGGTCGACCTCGCGGCGCATCGGGTGCTCGAGCCAGCGGGTTGCCAGATCGCTGCCGCGCGCCAGGGCCATTGCGTCGTAGGCGATGACGGTGCGCTTCTCCGCATCCCAGACCGTCTTGGTCCCGTAGAGCAGCGTGTACCGGCTCAGCATGTTGACGATGTTGTCGACCCCCGCCTCCCCTGCTTCGACTGCGACGCCGCGGCGGGTGGCCGGCAGGTTGCGCGGGCTGATCGAGCGCCGGTCGGTGTGCTCCAGCCAGGCGCGCGCCACATCCTTGCCCACCGTGTCCTGGAACCCGGGGCGCTTCATGCGCAGCTTGTTCAGCGAATCCCAGACGTCGGTCGTGCCCTGGACCAGGGCGCAGTGCGCGAGCGCCCATTCGAGCGTGAAGGCGCTGCGCGTTTCCGGCGCTGCTGCGCTTTCGGAGGGGACCGGGGAACTGGCCTCGTCGACCGGAGGAACATCGTCGAAGTGCGCCGGGATCTCGTCGCCGCTGGCCGGGGCCGATTCGGCGACGAGGGCGCGGGAGATCGCTGCCTGCACCTGGTCGCGGACCACGTCGAGCGATTCAGCCAGGTACAGGTCGTTGTAGTCGGACCACTTGTCGTCCTGGCGGTCGGAGAACGCCGGCCAGGCCACGGAGGCGTTGCCCACAGCCTTTGCCGCCGCGCGGGCGCGCGCGATGCCGGCGTTCTCGAACTTGCGCAGCGGCAGCAGGCGACGGCCGGCGCGCGCATCCGCCTCGATATAGTCGGTGCCTGCGGCGTCCTGGCGCCAGGTCGCGCGAAGCTGCACGATGTCGCCGTTGCGCCCCACGACCTCGTGGTCGGCTCCGTCGATAACCGGATCCCACTGAGCGTCGAAGTGCTTCTCGATCGCTTCGCGCAGCCGCGCGACCAGGCGCATGTCGTCGTCCGCGAAGAACAGGATGTGCGCTTTCGGGAAGTCATTGCGCAGCTGCTGCGCGACCGCCAGCAGGTTGCCGGCGTTGAAGGCGACCGCCACCGGGAAGTCAAAGCCGGTGGCCATGCGGATCGTCTCGCCGGTGGCGTAGCCCTCGGCCACGCCGATCAGCGGCGTGCTGTCGTTGATGGCGCCAAGCAGGCATGCGCCGCCAATCATATCCATGGCCTTGGTGAAGCGCTTCGCGCCGTCGGGCGTGATCTTCTGCAGGCCGGTCATCGTCCCGCCGGTGCGGCTGTACTTGCGCACCGGGATCAGCAGTTCGCCCTTGTCGTTGACACGGGTGCACTCGCCGTCGACGCGCTTGCGCTCCAGGTAGCCGTGCTGAGCGGTCTCCGTCGCGACCCTCCACTGCTCGCGTGCGCGGTTGGCGGCCAGTTCGGCCTGGCGGCGCTTTTCTTCCTCGGCAGCGCGCTGGACCTCTGCCTGCTTGCGCTCGGCCTCGGCACGTTCCTCTGGGGAGATGCCGCTCCAGTCGACCGAGACCGGGATCGCGTTGTTGTCGTCCCCGTGCCAGACGCCGAAGCTGCCGGTGACGACGGCCTGACCGGTGCGCAGCGTGATCTCGCGCAGGACGTACCACGCCTTCTTTTCACGGCCGAAGCGGTGGATCTTACCGTCGAGCAGCGGGTGGCCCGCCGGGAGGTCCGGGAGGCCGCCGGCGCGCATCTGGACGGTGACCTGGTCAAGCGTTGCCATGGCTGCGCCTTTCTACACCGAGCGCAGCCAGCTGCAGCGTAAGGCGCGCGAGGATGCGCGCCTTTTCTTCGGGCGTGAACTGCTTTTCCGGTGGTTCGGGCGGCAGCGACACCGCAGCGGCGCTCTGGCCCCGCGCCTGGTCGTTCATATCAGCGGTCATTCGAGTGGGACTGGTGGGCGCCCGCTGCCGGACGGCAGTAGACCTGGAACATCAGGGACATCAGCTCCTGCAGGGACTTGTGCATCTGCTGGGCGATGTCTTCCAACTGCACGCGTTCGCGCGCGTCGATCTCGCCGTCCTTCTTGGCGTCGCCATAGGTTTTCGAAAGATCGCCGAGCTCGCACAGAAGCTCGCGGAACTTGGATTCCAGATCCTCGTCGTGCCGGCATTCAGGGTCCGGCAGGTCGATATACACGCCGCCGCTGGCATGGGCCACCGCCTGGGCGAAGTGCTTCGTGCCGGCGTAGGTTTGGATCAGCAGCGCGGTATCGACGCGCATGCCCGAGCCTTTCACCTCGTACACACGAGCCTCCAGGGCAGACTTGGTCATGCCGAGCGTCGCCGCAGTACCGTTCCAGCCGTGCACCTTGATCATTTCCTGGTAGGCGGTTAAGAGGTGGTCCATAGGGTTTCCTTCAAATTCTTGGGTTTTGTGTGGAAAGCAACGTGCCTAAGATGCTATTAAGAAAAACATTCCCGAACTCAATTTCCCATGAGCAATCTTTATCGCAAACGCAGTCCTGCCCGCATTCAGCGGCGCACTGCTATCAAAAAAAGGGGCAACCGATCGGAGGCGCCGGTTGTCGTGCTCGTGCGTTATGGAGCGGGAAAACGCCTAATCATCTTTACGTCGGCCCTGCGCAACAACCTCGGAGTGCAGCGCCGAGATTCGTTTAAACAAGCTACTTCGGCATTCGGTTTGCCCATTAAGAATGCGGTTCACCGTCGGTTGCGAGGTTTCAAGTTCACGCGCAAGCGTGGGCTGGCCGCAGCCTTTGGCGGCTTTGATTTCTTGAAGCATCGTTGAAATGTTCTTCTCCATATCCGCAACTATACGCGAATGAATAGAAAAGACAATACCCGAATGAATAGCGACTTGGAGTTGCCCTATACGTGTGCGTATAGTCGGAAAGTTATGACTATCGGAAAACGACTTGATGAAGCGATGCACGCTGCCGGGATCGAATCCCAGAGCGCCTTGTCGCGCGCATCTGGGGTACCTCAGCCGACAATCAATCGGATCCTGAAAGACGTTGGGACAAAGGGCCCAGAGAGCAAAACGTTGCTTCCCCTGGCCCAGGCCTGCCGGGTAAACTTCCGGTGGCTGATGGAGGGACTAGGCCCGATGAAACTCGACCAGTCCGGCGACAATGTAGCTGCAATATTCCCTGGAGCTCGGCCTGTTGTCGCATCCAGTCCAGACGCTCTGTCGAGCACAAAGATACGTAAGGTTCTCGACATACGGCTCTCTGCCGGCATCAATGGCTTCGGCTTTGAACTTGACCCGCAGGATCACGGTAGCTGGGATGTGCCCACAAGGTGGATCGAAAAAAATCGCTTGGTACCGAGTCAACTCTTTGCGATCGAAGTACGAGGCGAAAGCATGGAGCCCAGCCTGTACGAGGGTGACCTGGTGATCATCGATACTGGTGACACCAAAATGGTTAGCGGCTTGGTTTATGCTATCAACTTTGAAGGCGAAGCGGTCATCAAGCGGCTCGTCCGAGAAGGTGGACAGTGGTATCTGCATTCGGACAACCCATCCCCGCGTCACCCTCGCCTACTATGCCGCTCCGGCGACTGCAAAATGATTGGCAGAGTTGTTCGGCGAGAAACAGATCAAATTTAACATGGGGGTCCGAGTGCACCAGGTTTGCAAGCAATGCGGGACGGTGGCAGAGCCCAAAAAGAGCACGCCAGGCTCGATACTCATTGAGCTTGTGCTCTGGCTTATGTTCCTGGTTCCGGGCCTCATCTATTCATTGTGGCGATTGTCACGGCGAAAAAACGTTTGTCCGGCATGCGGCAGCGACCAACTCGTACCGCTAGACTCTCCTGTAGGCCGCCAGATCTCAGGCGGGACATCCGAACCTGCCTATCGCGGGTCCTCCAATGCAGAGGCATTCGGCCGGAAACTAGGCCGACTTTTCGCGAAAAAGTAGCAACACCGCAATCGCTTAGCTCGATCAAGCACCTTCATCCGACGGAATAAATATTCGGCGGCGATTCCGCACAGCTGAAATTATCCATTCGCGTATTGCGTAATTTATTCATTCGTGTATAGTTCTAACCAGACTCTTCTGATTGGAGCTTCCATGCGAAACGCCGAAATAACTCATCTCCAAAGCCCAGCTGGCATTGTGATCTATGGCCCGCAAGGCTGCGGCAAAAGCACCCACGCCACCGCGCTCGCGCGCCACTACGGCAAGACCCGCATAGTCGATGACTGGATGCCGGGCCGCCAACTGCCATCTGACACCCTCGCGCTTACCAATGCCTGCCACATCGGCGCCATCCACTTCCTGGATGCTGCGAACGCCGCCGGCATCCGCCTGATGCCGGCTTTAAAGCGTGCCCTGACCGCTGACCGGAGGGCTGCATGAAGGACTTCCTCATCATCGCAGTCACCGCCTCCGGCCCCGAGAAGTTCACCTGGATCGCCACCTCGAGCGGCGAAGCAGCCGAGCAGGTTGCAAGCCTGTTCGATGAGCCATGCGGCATCACCGTGATCGCCCAGGGGTGAGAGCCATGCTATTTCCAACCGCTAGCCGTGAATGGGACGGTGTTTGCATTGCTGGACAGCTCGTCAGTTTGTGCCTGCAGCCCGATGCAGAAGGAAAGATCAGCGTGACGGTGATCGGACTTCCGGCGATCACTGGCTTTAACCATCCTTGTCGGTTGTCGTCTTGCGAAGCCGTGCCACGGTTTGACCCGGCCGAGATCCAGGTGCACGACACGCATCTTGAGTGCTTTGCAGCCGACGCATGCGCGCCGGTCCTGCGCACTGGGCTCACGCTCGAACTGGAACCTGGCATGGCGCCGCTGTTGCGGACATGGCTGGCGAAGCTGGCAGCAGTCGCGACAGCATCCAAGGCGATCGCGGACAAGTTCAACGCGCAAATGCCGCCTCCGATCTACCACATGCTTGGTGCGGTCACGTCGGTGGTCGCGCGCATCGTTCTGAACGCCTGGGAGGTCGAGCATTCGGTCAGATACGAGAAGGAGCATGGCATATGGTCCGGAGAACGTGAGTTCATGGCCCAGTTCGACGCGGAAGGCGTGATGCAAGACCTGCGCGCCCTCGACCGCTCTATTCAATCCGCACCCGCCGGAGCCTGACATGCGCTTTTTTGCGATCTACCGCTACTACCGCTCCAGTGGCTTTCCCCGGGCCGCAGCACTGCGCCGGGCCTACCGCCTCCTGGTGAGCTGACATGGACCGCATTTCGCCAGACCGCGCCGCACTGGAGGTAGCGCACAGCTGGCTCCAGACGCCCGCGCCGCTCGACGAAATGCTCAAGAACCCCAGCCTCAAAATCATTTTGGAGGCTGTCGCCCGCCGGCACATGCAGCGCCGCAGCCGGGTCGATGTGAAGAAGCTGCAGGCCAACGATAGAGAGTGAGCATGGGAGCTCCCCATTACAACACGAAGCCCACCGACAGCTTCGTTTCCCTGAAGGTCGCCGCCGAGAAGAAGATCCACGGCGACGGCGTATCGAAAGTGACCACGTTCGCCGTGGACCCTCGCCTGCTGGAGGTCGAGGAAGGCTTCAACGCGCGCCCGCTGAACGCCGACCACGTGGCCGAGATGTCGCTGGCCTGGCGCAACGGCGCGGTGTTCCCGCCGCTGGAGGTGCGTGTCGAGGAGGGCCGCATCATCCTGGTCGACGGCCACCACCGCCACGCCGCGGCGCTCGACGCGATCACGAAAGGCGCGGACATCAAGTCGATCGACGTGCGCCAGTTCCGCGGCAACGACGCCGACCGCGTCGCGCACATGATCACCAGCGCTGGCGGCCTGCCGCTGACGCCTCTCCAGCTGGGCATCCAGTACCGCAAGCTGATCGGCTTCGGCTGGACGGAGAAGGCCGTGGCGGCCCGGGTCGGCAAGTCGATCGAGCACGTGAAGAACATGGTCCTGCTGGGCGAAGCGAACAGCGACGTGCACCAGGCCGTCAACGCCGGCCAAGTTTCGGGCACCACTGCGGTCGCCCTGGTCAAGGAGCACGGCAGCAAGGCCGGCCAGGTGATCCGCGACGGGCTGCAGCAGGCCCAGGCCAGCGGCAAGAGCAAGGTCACGCCGAAGGTGCTGGCCAAGCAGCGTACCGCGCGCGCACCGAAGAACAAAGTCACCGTCGAATGGTTCGCTGTCGGCGGCGCCAAGCTGCCTGATCCCGATGTCTTGGTCCTGGTCGCATTCACTGATGAGGAAGTCTGGCCGGCCACCCTTGACGGCGATACCTGGCGCAACGCCGAAGGTGGCCAAATCGACTCCGCGCGCATCACCGACTGGGCGCACATGCCCAAAGCACCGTCTACCAACAACAAGGAGTGAACTCCAACATGACTACCCAAGCATTTGCCGTGTTTCTGCAAGACCTGCGCGACGGCCGCGCCCACTCCGAGCTGTCGGCCGGCCTGGCCGACCTGCTCGCAGCGGTGAAAGACACGGGCAAGGGCGGCAGCCTGACCCTGCAACTGAAGGTCAAGCCGGGCGCCCGCGGCAAGGACGTCGACAAGGTGATCATCGTCGACAACGTCAAGGTCGACCTGCCCAAGCCCGAACGCGGAGAGGACTTCTTCTGGGTCACCGACGACAACGAGCTCTCCCGCAAGCATCCCCGCCAGCAATCGCTCGAACTCCGCGAAGCGCCGGCACCCCAACCACTCCAATTTAAGGAAGCGAAATGAACGAAAGCCAGAACACGACGGCATCCGGCGTAGTCGCCGGCCAGCTGCCGGCCAGCGCCGTCCAACCCCAGGAGCACCTGGAGATCAGCAAATCCGCCATCGAGCAGCTGGGCGCTCTCACGGTGGCCGCCGCCAATGTACGCTCGATCGGCGATGCGCACTTCCTGATTCTCCCGCCGGATTACAAGCATGTCGACGTGACGAAAGCGATCGAGGGCGCCCTGCCCGATCCGCATCGCAAGAGCGGCACCGTCGTCTTATCGGACCTGAGCAGCTTCATGCAATTCGTCGTGGACCAGGGTGCGATCGACGAATGCTACATCTACGCCCACCCCGACTCGCGCACCCTGGTCGCCGTGCTGAACGACTTCGGCCAGGGCAATGGCGGCCTGCCAGGCTGGCGCGACTTCCGCGTCTCCTACACCGCAGAGCTCAGCCGCGAGTTCGCCAGCTGGTTCAAGAACGATCGGAAGCCGATGGACCAGGAAGAGTTCGCAGTCTTCCTCGAGGACAACGTGGCCGACATCAGCGATCCGAGCGGCGAAACCATGCTGCAGGTTGCGCTGACGCTGCAGGCCAAGACCGAGGTCGCGTTCAGCTCGCACCGCCGCCTCGACAATGGCCAGGTGCAGCTGACATACAGCGAGACCATCGACGCCCGCGCCGGCGCTGGCGACATCATGATCCCGCGCGAGTTCTCGCTGGGCCTGCGCCTGTTCAAGAATGGCGATGGCTACAAGGTCCGCGCCCGCCTGAAGTACCGCCTGGGCGGCGGCAAGGTCAAGTTCTGGTACGAGCTGGACCGCGTCGAGAACGCGATCGAGGATGCGTTCAAGGCCTACGTCGACCAGGCGCGCCAGAGCGGCTTCACCGTCCTCATCGGCAAGCCGTAAGCCAGGGAGCGCCCGCCATGCCACGTTTTCATCACCGCGGCCAGTTGCAGCCCAAGGCCAACATCCCGATGGTCGGCGAGACCCGCGACCGGCTTGCGCTCGAGATCCGCATGGCGGGCGAGCACCTGATCGGGGGCTCGTCCATCGAGTCGTACAACACCCTCTCGAAGATGTTCGCTGCCCTTGTCCGCGCCGGCATGGACGCCCACCTGGTGGATCCTGGCTCGAAGATCATGGGCGCCATCTGCGACCGCTACGAGCAGGCGGGGAGCATCACCGTGGAGCCCGAGGAGGCGGCCGGCCTGCGCCAGGCCGTCGCCGATATCGACGCCGGCCTGCATCGCATCCCGCTGCAGCGGTTCGCCCGGGCGGTGGCCGAGGTGGAGACGTTCGTTGCCGTGGTCGATCCTTCACCCAACGAAGATAAAACATGAAGCGTGACGACTTCACCCTGCCGCTTGGCTTTGGCCACGAACGCATCGCCGACAACTTCGCCGGCGGTGGCGGTGCCAGCGAGGCGATCCGCCAGGCCTTCGGCCGTGACCCGGACATCGCGATCAACCACGACGGCGAGGCGCTGGCGATGCACGCCGCGAACCACCCGACCACGCGCCATCTGCGCGAGGACGTGTTCCTGATCGACCCGCGGCGCGAGATCGGCGACGGCCCGCTGGGCGCCGCCTGGTTCTCGCCGACGTGCACGCACTTCTCCAAGGCCAAGGGCTTCAACATCCTTAACCAGAAAGTGCGCGGTCTGGCCTGGGTCACGCTCAAGTGGGGCGTGGTGCTGGCGCCGCGCCTGATGTTCCTCGAAAACGTGGAAGAGTTCGAAGGCTGGGGACCGCTTGATGCGCACGGTCGCCCGGTCAAGGCCCTGAAGGGCAGGACCTTCCAGGCGTTCGTGCTGGCCCTGTCCACCGGCCTGCCGAAGGACCACCCGGATCTGCCTGAGATCGTGGATACGCTGGGCGAGGACTTCCCGGTCGAGCGCATCATCGCCGGCCTGGGCTACAAGGTCGAGTGGCGCGTGCTGCGCGCGTGCGACTACGGCGCCGGGACGATCCGCAAGCGCCTGTTCATGGTGATGCGCCGCGACGGCATCGCCATCCGCTGGCCGGAGCCGACGCACGGCGACCCGGACTCGCGCGAGGTAAAGTCGGGCAAGCTGCTGCCATTCGTGACGGCGGCCGACTGCATCGACTGGTCGATCCCGTGCCGATCGATCTTCGACCGCAAGAAGCCCCTGGCGACGGCGACGCTGCGCCGGGTTGGCCGCGGGTTCGAGCGCTACGTGAAGGATGCTGCGCGGCCGTTCATCGCGCCAACCGGGCCCCGTGGATCCGCCAAGGTTGCCTCGATGGTACAGATGGGCTATGGCGAAGCGCCCGGACAGGCCCCGCGTACCCTGGACATCAACGACCCGCTCGGCACGATTGTTGCCGGTGGCGGGAAGCACGGGCTGGTGACCGCATCGCTGGTCCAGTACTACAAGAGCGGCAGCCAGAACGTGCCGGCGGACCGTCCGATGCCGACCATCGTGACGAAGGACCGCGTTGGCGTCACCTGCGCCTACCTGGCCAAGCACTACAAGGGCGTGGTTGGCGCCAGCGTCGAGCAGCCGCTGCCGACTGTGACGACCACGGATCACAGTTCGCTGATCACCGCGCACTTGGTCGGCATCGACAACCAGAGCAGCGGCGCGGGCGCTGCCTGGGACGTGACCCGGCCGCTGAACACGATCGTGACCGAGAACCGCCATGCGGTCGTGACCAGCAACCTTCTCAAGCTGCGGGGCACCAGCACGGCCGCGGCCGTCGACGAGCCGCTGGCCACCGTCAGCGCCGGAGGCCAACACCACGCCGAGATGCGCACCACGCTGGCCCACCCGGGGCAGTCCGCCGCGCGCCGCGAGCAGGTCCGCGCCTTCCTGCGCGAGTACTGCCCGAGCCTCAAGGATGCCGAGCATCCCGAGCTGGTGATGATCAACGGCGAGCTGATGGAGGTAGTCGACATCGGCCTGCGGATGCTCGCGCCCCGCGAGCTGGCCAACGCCCAGGGCTTCCCGCCCGGGTACATCCTGAACCCGCTGTACACGAAGGTATGCAAGCGCGGCCGCACGGTGACCAGGCACCTGTCCGGTTCCGCCCAGGTCCGGATGATCGGTAACAGCGTGTCGCCGCCGCCGGCCGTCGCTGTCATTCGGGTCAACATCGCCTACGAACAACAACTGATCGCGAGGGCAGCATGACGGGCCCCGTCCCCAACAACCAGGACGAGCCTCTCGATCCTGAAGCCTGCCGACACCAGCTGCAGCTGCTGAAGTCTGCACACTGCTGCAGGCCCGTGTTGTACCAGGGTCGGCACCAGTTCATCAACGGCCTGACCCTGGTACAGGACGGCGGCCGGGTCGCCATGATCGTGTACCTGGCGGGGATGGCGGGCGGCATCGATAGCAAGGATGTCCAGATCAAAGCGGCCGGTCACCAAGGACTCGGCGAAGGGGAACGCAATGGCTAAAGAAGCCGACTCCTCAGACGGCATTGCCTGCCCGGAGTGCGAAGGCCTGGGGACGATCACCAGCTTCCTGATGCTGTGCCTCGACTGCAAGGGCGTGGGCCGCATCCCCGATCCAAACAAGCCGGCAGCTGAGCCAGCGCCGAACGACGAATAG